TGCCATATCCTGTTCACCTCCCCCCGCGTTGCTGTCGTCTCCGAAGGTCACCGTGATGACCTCCGCCTCTTCGCCTCCGAACGTCGCTACGCTCGGCCCTGCTATCGCCACGTCTTCCGACTGCCCGTGGAAGCCGGGCCACTTCGCGCCCTTGAACTTCACGCCCGTGACGACGTCCTGCCTGAACCGCCCCTCTACGCCGTCCCACCACTTCGGGGCGATCTCCAGACTGATGCGCCGCCACCGCTTGTCCTTGATGGCCTCCGCGAGCGTCTCCGGCAGGCCGTCCAGCACCATGCGGAGCTTGCCGGTCTTGTCGTCTATCCACGCACGCGCCGCCTCGCCGAGACTCGGCCCGTCGTCGGTCTCCTGCCCGAACAGCAGCGCCCGGATATCGGCGTCTACGTGGTCGAGCCCGACCTGCGGCAGGAACCCACGCTCGGCAAGCTCGGCATAGTTCGTGTGCATGCGGGCGATGCGTTCAGGCGGGAACGGGTTGCCGTTCCACGTCCCCGGCCCCATCACGTCCACAGGCTCCGTTCTGTACGTCTTCTCAGGCATTACCCCTCATCCTCCCCACACACCGCGTCGGCGAACGTCGCCGCTCGCGTGCCCCGCACGTCGCCGTCTACCGACAACTCGAACGTCTCACCCCGGAACACCGGCACGAGGAACGAGCGGCAGTTGAAGTGCGCGGGCGGCGGGTCGATGTCGTCCTTGTCGAACACGAGCCCGTCCCGCGCTTCGCAGTAGTCCGTCGTGTTGTCGTCGAGGATGGCCGTGTACTGGTACGCCTCGACCACCGAGTCCACGGCCTTGTCGCGCAGTAGCGCCTGCCGCCCCTGATTGTAGGCGTCGGCGAGGTTCGTCCGCACGATGGTCTCGACGCGCCAGGGGGAGGACAGCGCCCCCTCCTGCAAGCGGCCCGTCTCGAGGTACTTGTCGAACACGTCCCGGAGCGCCTTGCGCGTCCATGCGGGGTCGCCCTTCGCGAGCCCCTTGTAGAGAACGGCCTGCGCTTCCTTGAGGATGTCCTTCGACAGCACGTCGGTGATCCAGAACGCCTTTTCGCCGATTTCCGCTGCCTGCGCCCCCGCGAGCGGGAGCCCCTTGAAATAGCGACGCGCTTCGGCGGGGATGAGGTACAGCGCGCCAATCTCCGCATACGTCTCAGCGAACGTGAGCGGTTCGCCCAGCGCGTTCTGGTACTCGGCGCGGATGTCGGCCTTGCCGGACAGGTGCGATATGAGAAGCGCCGCGTGCATCGCGCGTCTGATGTCGCCCATGCCCTTCAGCTTGAGGTTCTTGATGCGGGCGCGGTCGGGCTTGTTCTTGCCTTCGCCGACGACCTTGCCGGTGTTCGCCAGCAGGTCGTCGCGCATCGCGTGGACAGCCGTTTCGATGGCCTCCACGGCGGACTCGTCAACCTTGTCCCAGCGGTCGCGCCGCTCGGCGAACGTGATGACGCGCTCGTGCCGGGTCAGCGGTCTGCGCGTGCGCTTGTCGGCGAACACGTGGACCGGGAAGTCCGCGAACGTCTGGGGGGGCTCGCCCTCGGGGTCACCGCCACCGTCACCGCCCTGCCCGCCCGAGGGGTCGCCCCCCTCGTCGTCTTCGTCCTCGGTCTCGTCCTTCGGCTCCGGCGGGAGCGACAGCGTCTTCTGCTCGTCCTCGCGGAGTTTGCGTATGTCCTTCGGGAGTTCCGGAAGGTTGAACGCCTCGCGGAGCCAGTCCTGGTCTTCCAGTGTCCAGTCGAGCAGCGCCACGCCGCCGGCACGCATCGCGTCGATGAGCTTGGCGATCAGCTCCCACTTGTCGTCCTCGACCAGCGGGTCGAACCGGAAGGTCGGAAGGTCGCCCGCGAAGCCGGGGTTGTTCATGAGCACGTAGGGCCGGATGACCTGCTCGTCCATCACGGCCTCGGCGGTCTCGCGCCCGAGATCTTCGCAGACGCCGAGCCACAGGTCGCTCTGCACGTCGGCCTTCGCGTAGGAGCCGCCGTCGGTCTCGGTGTACCCGAGGTGCTCCGGCGCGAGCAGGCCGGTCGCCATGAAGAAGTTGTGCGTCTTGACGGCCTGCGCGTATGCCTGGTCGCCGCCGCCTGAGGGCTCCTCTATGCGGAGCCGCCAGCCGTCGGGCAGCTTGACCTCGCTGTCGCTCTGGAGCGAGTGCAGGACGCCGCTGGCCTTATCGCCGTCGCGCGCAGCGTCGTAGGTCGGGGGCAGCTCAAGAACGATGATGCCGCCCGCCTTGCGCTCGAGGTACTGGTTCCAGAACTTGATGTTCCAGAGCTTCGAGAAGTACGAGCGGTAGATGGTCCGGTACGCCGTGCGCCCGTTCGGGTCGGCGAACCGCTTGTCCCACGAGTAGACGATGAAGTCGGCGGGCTCGTAGGGCACGGCCTCGCCCTCCACCGTCTGGAGGATGCTCTGGAGGTTGCCGAACGCATCGCATTTGAACGTGATGCTGTTCGGCTTGACCGTGCGCAGCCGCTCGTACACCCACCGCTGCCCGAACGGTGTGCCGGATGCCACGATCTTCTTGTGCGTGACGCTGAAGCCGTAGGAGTGCGCCGACCATATCTCGAGCAGGTCGTGCCGGAGCGTGCCCTGCATGTTGCGGAGCGTCCACTCGACTTCCGCAGCGAGCTTCTTGTCAGCCGGGGAGTTGCCGCCGGGGTCGATACCCCACGCCGTGCGGAGGCGGGTCTTGAAGAGCGCCTGCTCCACCGCGTGGATGGTCTCCTCGCACTCCATCTCCTCGATCTTCTCGAACCCGTGTGTGGCGATGAGGCTGGACGGGTTCGAGAGCGCGGTATCGTTCTTGGCCGCGTTCAGGAACTCGGAGCTGACGACCATCAAGTCCTTGCCCGCGTTCTGGGGCCTGCGTGCGGCCCCTACGGCGTCGGCGAAGGTCTGGATGAAGCCGCCAGTGGCGTCTCCCGCCCTCTTGGCAAGTCGCTGTGCGCGTGGTACCATGCAATCACCGCAGTCGTGGTTGGGCCGGGCTCATGCCCGGCGTCCGGTCGCTGCTGCCTGACCGGCCCGTCGCTGTCCCTGCCAAAGGCGTGCGGCGGGTCGGTGCTTATTTCGCTTCGGTCACTCCCACCTGCTGGGTCCGCATCTCGTTCCGCAGGTCGGTGAGGCGCTCCATGGTCCTGCGGGCACACGTGAGGCTCGCGTCAAGGTCGTCCATCGCATCACGCATCTCGTTCAGTTGCTCCGTCGTCATGCGGTACTGGACGTTGCCCTGCTTGGCCTCCACCTAGAATGCTCCCTTCGGCATCCGCTCTCTCGGGAACCTGCGCGGCCCGCTGGTCTCGGGCTTGACGTCGCGCATGTTCTTGACCCCGTACCACCACGCGACGAACCGCTTGAGCGCCTCCGGCACGTGGTCATGCGCCTTGACCGGCGCTTCCTTCGCGTTCAGGTCGTCCCGCGTCGGACCCCAGCGGTACGTCGTCATCTCGCGCTTCGAGTTCGGGCAGTTCGTGTCGAAGATGAGGCCCGGCTTCCCGTCCTCCCGGACCTTGAGCAACTGGTTGATGAGTTCGTTCCCGGTCTCGACCTCGCACGTCACACCCTCGACCGGGAGCCCCGCCTTCTGCCACACGGCGATCGGGTCCGCACCAGCCGGGTCCGCAAGGAGCTTCTTCCACGGGACGCCCCACGACTTCACCGTCTCCGCGTGGACGTCCTGAGTGACGAAGGACTCGTAGTATTCCCGCAGAACACATATCTGGTCGTCCTCGTTGACCTGTATGGTCAGGACCACGGTGGGGTTCGTGTAGCCGTAGTCCACCGCGCCGTACACGGGCCTGCCCGGAACGATGCCCCCGAGGTCGGCCATGTGGACCGCCGGGTCGAAGTCGGGGAACACGAAGCCCGTGTTGGTGCGGAAGCGGCCCTCGATCTTCGCCTCGTACATGGCGGGCGAGAGCACGCGCTTCATGTCCTCGAGCCACTTCGCGCTGACCGCCGGGTTCTCCCACGACGGGCCACGGTGGCCCCACCAGTCGTCGCGCCCGGGGTCGCACGCGGGCTCCCAGATGTCGTCGTAGGACCAGTTGAAGCCCTCCGGCGTGAAGCCGCCCGCCTGCTCGGCGCGCCCGACCCTGAGCCGCCCCTGACACCGCTCGACCGTCGCCTTCTTGAGCTGCGCCAGCTCCGCGTAGATGATGGCGTCCACGTCCTCGGCCTCGAGGCTGTGCGGGTTCCGCTCGGTCTTGACCTCGACCACGGACCCGCCTACTGCGTCCGGCGTCCGCATGATCATCGCGCCCTGGTCTACGTTGTACCGGGCGACCGACATCGGCACTTGCTGGCCGACGACGATGTCGTCCCACATGATGCCGAACTCGCGGGACGCCAGCCCGTAGTCGGGGCCGACGATCCAGATGCGGCTCTTCGGGCTCAGGAACAGCGGCTCGTAGTCGCGGGCGACGGCGGTGGACTTGCCCCAGCCCCAGCCCGCAGCGACGAAGCGGTTCTGTGCCTCTGACTTGTGAAAGAGCTGCTGGCCCTCGTGCGGTTCGTACCCTATCGCGCGGAACCAGTCCCACTTCTTGATGACGCACTTCGGGTGCATGGCCGCCCCCTAGTGCGCGGTCTTCCGTGCGTCGCCGTTGCCCGGCTCGCCTTCGGCTGCGCTGCCCCGGATACCGAACTCGCGGAACAGCTCGCGCCACCTGTCGGGAACCTGATGCTCCACGATCTCCGGCGCGGCCAGCCCGAACAGCTTCATGCGGGTATCCATCGCCTTGCAGAACGCGGTGACGTTGACGTTCGTGAGCCCGTTCTGCTCAATGTCCTCGATGGCCTTCTGCATGAGGTAGCTCAGGTGGCGGCGCGTCTTCCCGCGCTCGGTGTCGCGCTGCGGCTCGGTGAGCTTGCCGTGCAGCGCGAGCGCGTCCGAGCTGTACTGGACGGCGCAGCGGTCCTTCACGGACCACGGCTCGTGCTTGCCCGGCGCGGCAGGGTCGGTGCAAAAGTCGAGCACGCGGTCGTGCCTGCCCGAGACGTTGAGAATGAACGCCAGCACGTCCTCAACGCGGAGGGCGCGCTGTGCGGAGGTTACGCTTGAGTTCTCGGCGTGGATGTTGTCCTTCACCTTCGCCTCACGTTCCGCTTGTTGATGGCCTGCGGAGGGTTGTCGTACCCTGCGCGCGGCAGGCAGTACGACGTCCAGTCCTCCCAGCCCCAGTAGCCGCCACTCGCATCCGGGCCGGTGAGCGCGCACGCACGCGCTTGGTAGTAGCCTGTTGCCGCGAGCGCGGTGGAGTTGTACTTGGGGTCGCTGTGCAGCGTGTCGCCCGCTACCGTCGCGCCCTGTACCCTGAAGGCATCGAGGCGCATACCGTAGGCGTTGCAGTTGGCGAGGGTGTCGAGTTCGACTGCGGCCCCGAGCGGTGGCGTGTTGCCGATGGGGAGCAGTGTCGCGCTGGCGGACCAGTTACACCGGCTCACCACGGCGGTCACGCCGCTCGTAATCTGGCCTACGCGCACGCTCCCGGCTGCGGTGTCGCCGGACGAGCCGCCGACGAACGTGCAGCGGTCGAGGTCGAACGTGTGCGTGCCGAATCCACTACTGAACTCGACGTCCGCAGACGCCTTCGTTGAGTAGTTGCTGACGAACAGCCCGCCCGTGACGGACACGGCGTTGCTGGTCACTGCACCTGAGGAGCTTACCGCGCCGGACCCGGCGGTCGATGTGCCCGTAGAGCGGTTGTTCGTGAAGATGCAATCTGCCGCCGTGGCGGTAGCGT